CATAAAGGACGTTTATATTATTATGGAGATTGGGATATGTTGTTTCAATCTGGTCAATATTTAACATACGAAGCAACAGCTATAGTTGATCCAGAAGTTTATGGAAAAATACTATCAAATAGGTTATTTTTAGATTTAGCAACTGCTATGGTTAAAAAACAATGGGGTGAAATTCTTAAAAAATATTCTACCATACCTTTGATGGGTGGACAACAGTTAAATGGTCAAGGAATTTATAACGAAGCGGTTGGAGATATAGATGATGCAAAAATCACCATACAGAATGAATGTATGCCACCAAGATGGAAAATAGGATAAAAGGAATTTAAACATGGCTATAAATCCATACGTAAATAATTATAATTTTGCAAATACACAAAATCTTTTTAACGATTTAGTTGTAGAATCCATTAAGTTTAAAGGAATGGATGTCCATTATCTACCAAGAGATATAATAAATTTTGATGAAGTTTTTGGTGAAGGTAATCAATATTCTTTTGCAAATACCCATATTATTGAAATGTATTTAACCAATGTAGAAAGTTGGGGAGGAATGGGAGATATTATGAGCAATATTGGCATTCTTTTAGATAACGAAGCTACATTTATAGTTTCTAAAAGCAGATTTGAAACAGAATTGTCTGGTGTTCTTACCATGCCAAGAGAGGGAGATCTAATTTATTTCCCACTTACAAAATCGTTTTTTGAAATTAATCATGTGGATCATGAAAGTGAGTTTTATCCCGCTGGTTCATATTATGTTTGGGAATTAAAAACTACATTATACACATACGATGGTGCTGATATAGAAACATCTAATACTGAAATAGATACAGAAATTTTAAATTTCCCTGTATCCAATACAGACTTTACAGAACCATCAGATAATAACACATTTTCAACATTTGAAGACTTATATATTGATGACACTGAATCTAATCCTTATGGTTTTGATTAACATTTAAACAATATAACCATAAGATTTAGGCGTGGGGCATGTTCTCTACGCCTTTTTAATTTTATAAATATAAATAAAAACTGTATATGTCATATTTTAGTTGGAAATCTATTCAAACCGCAATAAACACATTTGGTTCGTGTTTTGAAAATATTTTTATAGAGCGTATAGATTCTGATGATTCTGTTATACAATCTATAAAAGTTCCTATTATATATAGCAATAAAGATAAATATATACAAAGATATATAAGGCGTGGAATAGATTCTAATGATATCAATGATGTCATAAAAACAACATTACCAAGAATGGGATTTGAATGGACAGGAGATTTATATTATGACACGGAAACAAAAAGAAACAGACTGAATAAAACTTATGGATATAACGATATCAATGATACCAATTTTCCACTCGATCTTTCAACACCAATTTCAGAATTTGATGATTATCCAATAGAATCCTACACACATGATTATGTTTTTTCATTATATGAAAGAGTTCCATATATATTAAGATTTAAACTATATATAATAAATAAAAGACAAATAGACTCTGATACTATATTAGAACAGATTTTACCAAATTTCACACCAGAATTATATAGAAGTGTAAAATATATTTTTGCACCAGAAGAATTTACAAACCCATTTGATTATAAAGGAAGAATAGAATTTGTTTTAGATACACCAATAGTTTTAAAAAATGTTAAACGAGAACATATAGAAAATACAAATTTTGATAAAGAATCCCTTTTTATAGACACGTTAGAATTTAGCATGAGAGTATGGTTTTTTAAAAATATTAAAAAGGAAAAGATTATAAAAAATATAATTGTTAATTTATTAGATTATCAGAGTGGTGAAAAAATAGATGGAATAGAATCCGCCGTTGCCCCAACCACAGAAAACACTATTATAAATCTTGAAAGACATTATGATTATTTTTACAATGATATGTTCCAAGATCAAACAACAATAGACACATCAAGAGTTCTTTATGATAAATAATAAATTACATAAAAAATATATAGTCATATTTGGAACTATATTTGATAATATTTATGTTAATAAATATAGTTCAGAAGATATGAATGTTGTAGATGATAGTTCTAAAACACTTATAAAAAGCATTAAAGTTCCTATAAATTATGCTAAAAAGGATAAACTAATTTTAAAATATCTAAGAAGAGAAGTATCAAAAAAAGGTGTTAAAATGACACTACCAAGATTATCCTTTAATATAGTTGATTATAAATATGATAGTGAGAGGAAATTAAATAAAACAAACACAATTTCCATAGGAACTACCAAAAAGGCATATACACCAGTACCATATAATTTAACATTTGAACTTAATATAATAACAAAAAAACAAAGTGATAATTTAAAAATATTAGAACAAATAATTCCACATTTTTCACCACATCTAAAATTCTCATCTTTGTTATTGGATGATTTTAATAAAGCATTTGATTTATCATTATCATTAAATAATATAATCATGAATGATGAAAATTATGATGGAAAGATTGGTGAAGAAAGAATTATAACCACTACTTTATATTTTAACTGTAAAGCATGGTTTTTCAAAACAGAAGAAGAAATAAGAAAGCAAATAGAAACAATTTATATTAATTATTTAGATTTAGATTCAGAAGAAAAATATGTACCAGACGAATCTGAAATTTTAACAGGAGATGATTTATGAGTGAGGAAATAGTAGTATATGGAGAAGAAGAAACCTCTATAGAGAAACATAAAGAAATAAAAAGAGGCGAAGATTATGAATATGCCAGAAAAAATATAAAAAGGGTTATTGATGATAGTATAGAAGTGGCACAAACTATCAAAGATATTGCTGTAGAAACAGAAAACGCCAGATTTTTTGAAGCATATATTAACCTCACTAACGTGATTTCAGCAAACAATAAAATATTATTTGATATGGAAAATGAAAGTCAACATGATGAAAAAGATTCAGAACAAGTAAACAATAACACGTTAATATTAGCAACTACTACTGACGTACAAAAAATGATTGAAAAGAAAATAAAGGAAGCTGGAGGTGGTAGATAATGGCTAAAAGAGGATATAAAGGTAATGAAAATCTAAAACCTGTAAATCAAAATATTGAATGGACTGAAGAACTTTTAAACGAATATGCAAATTGTGCGACCGATCCTACATATTTTATTGAAAAATATGTTAAAATTGATAACGTTGATCACGGACTTGTCGAGTTTAAACTACGTGACTATCAGTATAAAATGATTGATACTATTGTTGATAATAGATATACTATTATGCTTACTTCGAGACAGGTGGGCAAGTGTATTAAGCATAATCAAAAAATAAAAATAAAAAATAAATCCAATGGAAAAATCGAAGAAATTTCCATTGGAGAGTTCTATAAAAGAATGAAGGGAAATTAATTTCCCTTCATTTCGTTTTCATATAATGAAAATAATTCTTCTTTAGTTATGCTACATTTACAATTTTTAGAATCGTTTTCAGCAGATTTCATAAGTTCAAGATTTCCAAGACAGCACAAAACCTCTTCAGATATACCTTCCATATATCCTATAAGCCTTGAAAACTTATGATCTAAATCATATCCATAATCGTTTCCACGTTTTCCATATGGATCTAATTTATGTTTATGCTTTCTATAAACTTTATTTGTCAAATTTGTAACATTGTCAGAATATCTTTTAAAATCATCTTTATCTATTTTCTTCAACCTCTGTAAAAGAGTTTTCTCATCTATTTTAAAATAATCCATCATATAACCAAAGGATGGATTTTTCTTAATTTGAATTATTTCTAACTCTTCTTGCGGTCTATCCAAATAAGATATTAGCCAATTTTCTTGCCTACGTTCCCAAACCTCTACACCTTCCTTTTCGCCATATTTTTCAATGCATTTATCTTTATTAAAGGTGGTCTGACGTTCTTTCAATGCCTTTTCAGCTTCTTCATCACTCATTCCACGTGTTGTGTAATAGCTTAATCTTGTAGTGTATGAATCATTTTCTTCTTTAGTCCTTTTCATCTTCTCAATAGCATCTTTTTTAGATGTTTCAGTTTTCTTTATAAATTCATCAGAAAATGGACTTAGTTTGCCACTATGATTATTATAATTTGGATTTTTATCTCCTTTCATCTTTTCACTACAATAATTCAAATAGTTTTCACACTGTGCAGGTTTGTTGTATTTTTGTCGATATTCTTCAGTGGTAATTCCATGAACATTTCTTAAATGAATATTCAGATTTGAAGCATGAAATCCACAAATCTCACACACTACAAACGTAGATGGATCAGCATCTTTATATTTTTCAATAGA